TTTAATCTCTTTCATAGCATCTAAGTAGTCAGATTGTTTGTTCTCATTTAAATCTACCATAGAGCCCATACCAGCAGCTCTAATTTCAGCAACAAGAATATCTCTTTGTCTATTTTTTTCATCTCTTAACTCTTGAGCATCAAGTTCCATTTTCTTTTGTTTTTCCTGAGACTCAATTTGTTGTTGTTGCATTTGTTGTTGTTGCTGTTGTTCTTCTTGTTTTTGTTTGTTTTGTTTTTCTTCAGCAGCTTTAAGAGTATTATTAACTTCAGATACTGTATCTGCTTGTACAAGTTTTCCTAAATCATATATTGTAGCACCAGTAGTATTGTTTGTCAGAGCCATTTGTTTTAATTGCTCTAATACTGCTCTATGGTTTGCTGTTGTACTACAGAATATATTAAGATCTCTCATTAATAAATCTGTACCATTTATTTCAAAGTTTACTTTCTCATCATTAGATGTCATGTAGGAAAGTCTTGCGGACGGTTTTGTTGAATGGTAGTACTGTGCAAGATCTGTTCTCATTGTATGCACGCGCGGCATTAAGTAATCACAGTGTTGAATAAAGAAAACTTCTGTCTGAGCATAAGATGCTGATGCAGCTTGCTCAACTCCAGTAGCAGTCATTTGTGATAACTGTTGACCCATTCTTTGTGGATTAATTCCAATTACATCATAAGCTTGTTGCTTAAAGTGCTCAGCAAGTTTAATCCTTGACATTAACCTGTTAGTCTGTTCTAGATCTAATTTTTGGAAATGTTGAAAGCTTAATGGGTTTTCTGTATTAGTGATAGAAGTATCTAACGGTAACATTTGGAAATTCTTCATTGCCACATATGCCTTAGATAAATTTTTTTTACCCCAGTCTTCACCCATTGAGTGTCTTGGTAATGCATTTTGATCAAGTAAAATTACTGTTCCTAATTCATCTACTAAGATATCTGCTATCTGATTATTTACAATGTTGTATCCAATTTGATATGGTTTCATCAAATCAATCAAAGCTGTTGACTTAGTATTTCTATCAGAAAATACAGCTCCTTCTACAGGAAGTTTACAACCATACAAACTATTATCTCCTTTAAATTGGAATCTTAATGGACCAATATGATTCTTATCTACACCAATATAAATTGGAGAGAATCCTCCAGGATTATTCATACCCCAGAATGATGGAATATTTGGTCCAATTTTTACACCACCCCAAACTTCATTAATCCAGATCCAGTCAATGTGCTCTCCATATACAAGATTCTCTTTTGTTTTATTCTTAAATAATCTTGTATCATAAATTGGATTGTCTGTAATCTTATAGTCTTCAGTTATTATTTCATTAATAACTTCACCATTATCTTTTACTTTAGTCAAGTGTCCAACTTTTCTTTGAGACTTCCAGTAACCTGTAGTTACTCTTAGTAAGTAAGCTGTACCTTGATCATAGTAATCCTCACCTTCAGATAGTATTTGATTGATTATATCTCCACCATCATATACAGATCCAGCCATCATAGTGGTATACTGTCTGTATGCTAATGAAGGCATGTTAGTATTCCACTCATGTGACTTAGTTGCATCATAGAAAGTACCATCATTTTGTCCACCAATTGCATAACCTGCAGATCTGATTGGGTATATTGCTTCTAATGCTTCATGTTGCTCATCTGTAAGAAGGTATCCGTACTTATCAATTACATCAGCAACAGTTAACATATCTACTTTACCAACCCAGTTACCTTGTGAAATGTATCTAGCATCTGGAGACTTGTGATAAAAAGTAACAGGCGGATTCCATAATTCTACATCATAATCATCTTCCATCATGCGGAAATGCCAGAACTCTCTATCTGTAATAAGCATGTCACGGAAACCTCTTTCTTCTAATTCATCCATGTGGAATCTTTCAACATCCACTTTATGTTGATGAGAAGCCCATTGTTCTACAAGTGACTTATAATCTTTCTTAAAAAAAGATTCAATCTGAGGTAATGACTTTAAATTATCTGGAGCTAATTGTTGTTGTGCTTCTGGAGATTCAGGATCTAAACCTTGTTCCATTAATGCAGCTTGTATTTGCACACTTGCTTCTGACATTAATGTTTCTTCAACCATCTTTCTTTTCTGTTCCATCATCTCATTATATGAGAATTCATCAACAGCTCTATAAGTAAGTTTGGTAGATCTTTTAGCAAATTCAGCTACAAGAACATTAATAACATTTGGAATAATAGGATAAAACTTTAATTCTAATGCAGACCAGTCTTCTCTAGTTAATACATCAACAATGTCTCTCATCTCATTGTTTTCTTCAACAATATAATCTGACTTATCAATTATACCTTTAGCCAGCTTATAATTTTTCATTAATCTGCGAGCATTTCTGCGGATTTGTTTTAAACCATTCCACTCTAACCAGTCAAGATTCCAAGCCGCCCACTCTTCATCTTTTTCTTTTTTAGGAATAAATTGCAATGGTTGGGTAATACTACCCATCCTGTTATGTGATGCCTTTGCTCCCTTTTTTAATTGTAGTGCGTTATATACTTGCATAACTATCTTATATTTTTAAATGGAGATCTTTTTACATTTTGTCCTCCTGATGAACTACCTGAAGTCCTCCCCATATGACGGAAAGGACTACTGTTTAATTTAAACAAATTTTCTGACTTCTGCAAGTTTTTGGCTGCTTCATCCTTGATTACGCGCTTAGTATACCCTCTATTGGAGTGTTGTATTTTCATAAATGCTACAAGAGCACAGAATGATACAAGTCTATCCACGTTGACACCATCAGCATAAGCAAACATTTCTTTGATTAACATGATGTCTGGGATTCTCTCAATACCATATTTTGTTCTTACAACAGTACCATCAGTTTTTAATTCTTGATCTAATTCTTCTTTGGTATACTCAATAGCATAACTTAATAAATGTGACTTAAACAAAGTACCTGTATTCTTCCAACCATACTCTTGAAATACTGAGTTATTAGATCCTAAGTCTTTTAAAAACATTATTTGACTTTTTGGTACCAAGTACTTCTGCTTTTTCCTAGAGATCATGTACTGAATAAATAAAGAAATGTTATTCTCAATTACCGTCCATGCATTATACAGTTCAATAATGTGCTCTAACATCTTATGTGTTTTGTTGATATCATCATATCTACCACACCATGCAGCTACTATTTTATCTGGTTCTATGTATGTCTCAGTTTCAAATCCTGTAACCTTAGTGACTTCTACCGGAGCTTTCATCACATAGATAGAACATAAGGATTCTGATGTTGTTGTTTTACCCTCTGCTACGGGGTCAATAGATGCATAGTAAGTACCAAATGATGGATTCTCTATTGGTCTCTCCCATACTACAAGAACTCCTGTTTTATCTTCTGTCTTCTTAGATACAGGAAATTCTGTTATAGGTCTTCTATTAGAATGCTCTAATCTTATCTTACCTTCAGCATCTGCTGTTATATCTAAGTATTCAGGTGCATACTCTTTGTCTTCTATTCTTCTCTGTTGTGCTGTAAGAAGGTGAGTCGGGAACTTAGATACAGTCCTGTGGTCAAAAGCCTCCTTGATATTTCTTGGATGCTGAGAAATCCTTAACTGATATGTCTCAGGATCTAATTCTTTTTTCCATGCTTCAAACTGATCATCTAAAGCTTGTAATGCTTCTTCTACTTTAGAGTTACCATTATGATCTATATATGGTGGCATAGACCATTGCTCAGGTATAAATAAACCTGACACACCTGGAGTACCTTTATCATCTAAAAGAGCTGTCTCTACTGTGTATATATCATTAGCTACAGGGTCCATAATCATCTTTCTCAATGGTTCACACTGAGATAAATCCCCCACGGATCCTGCCGCAATAAACATACCTGTAGTAATTAAACCAGATCTCATGGCTGGACGCATATACTCATATGTGCTATCCATCCTAGGAGCAATCCCAGCCTCCTCATGAAAGAAGTATTTAACCGGACCCCCTACACCATTTGTCGGATCTTTCTCAAATGACATACCTTGAATAGTACCTTTGAGACCAACTTCTGTTTTTCTATCACCTCTTCTTACCTCAATTTTCTGTTGCCACATCATAACCTTGTCTGGTGACATAGGTCTATACCATGCTGTGTGCTCATTAAGAAAAGCTGCATATTCTTGAAGAAATTTCCAAGAACCTTTCTCATTGATATAATCTTTAAGACTGGCACCAATCTTTAGAGTAACCCCTTCTTCAAACCATTGCTGATTAATCAGCTTTGCCATATGGTAATATGAAGATGCTATCTGTCTTTTCTTTAGAATAGCTACATGCTTATAATTTAATTCTGCTAGTATTTCATATAGTGCCATATGATACTGTGCATCCCGGATATCAGCAAAACCAAACTTCTGAATCTCTTTGTTAAAGATAGGTAAGAAGTTTAACCACATGTAGTAATCCCTGGTCATATACCAAAATTTACCATTTTCTTTTATTAAGAGCCCTCTTCTACATTTAGCTTTTTGGTCATCCCAATAACTTATAAAATCTTTAGATTTAAAAGGGGCTACACAATAAACTTTATCTCTGTTGAACTTACTAGATTCCTGAGTAAACAACATTGTTGTAGTGTCATTGAATTCATACTTACCTGGTTCTTTAAAAACATTAGTAAGTAAAAATTGAGCAAACTCTTCTCTTGAGTTAAAATCAGTAACAGTCCATGTTCCGTTATCCCAAGTTGGTATGTCTTGATATATTTCTTTCATTATTAATTAATTAACTATCATATGATAAACCAATTCCTCCGCGCACTTTGCTGGATTGTTCATCTTGTAGATCTTTATAAACACCTTTAAATGATGCTCTAATCTGATCAAAGTTTTTAGCAGCTGCTACAAGCGAGTTGATGTTACCATCTCTACCTGCCGTAATTGTAGTTGTTTCCATATATCTAGCTAATCTATCTAACATAGATGCCATACCTTTGTATGCTCTAGATGTTGGAGTTTCATACATTCTTTGACAGAATATTAAAGCTATTCTTATATCTTCATCTTCAGTAGAAAAC